CAAACATTTCTCTCAGCATCGGCGGTAGTAATGCTATAATTCGGGATCAATTTGAAGGCAAATCGTTTCTTAGCCGCACTGGTTCTATAAGATCCAAGTGTTGCTTCGTCATCTCTTCGCATTCTCTTGTCAACCAAACAAACGCTTACTCCACCTCTGCAGTTGTCCGGAAGGTTCCACTCCCCAGACACAACTAACCCTGCTAAACACACATAACCATCCTTAACAAGCTTTACACCTTAAAGCAAATCTACATCGGATAACGAATCGTTTTCCATTGCAATCACTTTGTCAACTTTCGAAATTCGTACCGTCTTGACCGAAGTCATAACAGCAGGTAAGAATTTCTCAGCGGTAGACAAATTGATGAACTCAGAAATCTTAACGTCGTCCTTGACTACTAACGCCATTTACTCCAAAAACAATGTTTGAAATAACCTTTTATCACACAAGTACTTAACTAATGCTCTATAAACAAACGAACCAGGAGGTGCGGTCTTAATAACCTCACCGACAGCGTCGTCCAAATGTGTATAGTACGCACAATTGTTCAACGACCCAGCAACATCACAAAGAGAGGTCCTAAATTCCTCTAAATGTTCTCTATTCTTGATGTGTTTTGCACCGAGTTTCGAGATCAATTTTAGAGGGTCATAATATACAATACAGCCTCTGTCATGGTGAATTATGTACCTACCGCAAAAGTAACCATATCTCTTCCTAAACAACTTGGCTTCAAAATTCCAGAGAAGGTTTGCGCCCTGTTGAATATCGGGGAAATCAGTGCCCTTTGGAAAGTATAATATACTATCATCACCACAAAAGGCACCTTTAATCAATCTCTCCATCGGTAGCATAGAGGACAGACATGCAGCAATAATGATCGTGTTTCCAATGAATGTGGTGACATCACCGCTTTTCCTCTGGTACCACAAACACGTTTTTATTCCGGCTGTGTAGTCTTTCAACGTTGTCTTCCGATGCCCGTGTTTCCAAACTTC